GGCTCCGAGGAGCCGTAGCGGCTCACGTCGATGAAGCGGTTGTCCTGAAGCAGGAGACCGTGGAACTCGGGCGAGATGACGAGGAAGCGGCCCTCGGTCGGCATCTTCGCGCGGTCGCACTTGACCTTGACCACGACGAGCACCTTGTACGCCTGATCGGGCGTCGCCACGTCAGCCGGGGCGATGACGTTCGTCGCGCCCGCGACCATGAGGCCGGAGACGAAGGTGTCGAGGTTCTGGCCGAGACCGTCGGCGGCGGAGAGCGCGGCCTTGTTCAGGAGGTCGCCGGAGTTCTTGACCTGACGAGCGTCGATGTCGTCCACCTCGAAGGCGAAGAACTTGCTCTGGTCGATGACCATCGTCTGGTCGGTCGTCGCGAGGGTGTCGGGGGCGATGACCGTCGAGTTCTTGACGTAGTTCTTGATGGTCACGTCCGACAGGGCGCCGATGTGAACGGTGTCGCCGCTCTCGGCGATGTCGCCCTCGTAGTCGCGGTTCACGAGGCCCGCGAACACGTAGGAGTCGCGGAGGGCGGTCATGAGGCTTGCGTGCCAGACCTCGGGGATGAAGGTGTCAACAGCCATGACGGGGCATTCCTTTCAGGAGGAGGAGCGTCGAGAGGGAGTTCTCAGCGCTTCGAGTAGTCGATGCGGCCCTCGGCTCGGGCCTTCTCGATGGCGGCGAAGTCGCCCGCCTTGCTCAGACGCGAGATGTCGTCGCGCGTCAGGAGCGGGCCCTTGTCGCTCGGCACGGCGTCCGTCGTGCCCTGCGCCGGGTTCACGGGCGGGGCCTTCGGAGTCGGCGCGGTCTTCGCGAGGTGGGGCTTGCGAGCGAGGAGGTCCGAGAGTTCGGACCGGATGGCGTCCGCGTCGATGTCGCCGGACTCGGAGGCGAAGCGGGTCACGTCGCCGAGGAACACGAGAGCGTCCTCGGGGTCTGCGAAGTCGGCGGCGAGGGTCTTCGCCTCGGCCTTCGCCGTGCGCTGGAGGAGAGCGGCGGCGCGCTCCTCGGCGGCGAGACGAGCGGCCTCGGCGCGCTGCGCCTCGGTCATGCTCTCGGCCTCGATCTTCGAGACGCGCTCGACGGCGGGGGCGCCCTCGTTCTTCCAGCGGTCCTCGTGCTTGCGCGCGAGGGCCTTCCACTTCTCGGCCTCGGCCTGCCAGTCCTTGCCCTCGCCTGCGCCCGTGTCGGTCGCGGAGGGAGCCGGGGTCTGCTCGCCCGCGGGGGCGGCGGGAGCGTCGGTCGGCGTGGTGGCGGGCTCGCCGGAGGCGGCGGGCATCTTGTCGGACATGCGGAACTCCCTGTCGGGTAGGTGGATTCGGCGCCCCTCCATGTCGGCGAGCGCCTTCGGTGCTACGAGCGAGCGCGGAGGCTCGCGATGGTCGCCGCGGCGTGCGCGGCTAGTCGGGCGTTGCCGGTCTTCTCGGCCTTCGCCCGTGCCGCCTCCAGTCGAGAGATGAGGAGGGCGGCGCGTTCGGGGGCGACCGAGGCAGGCTCGGACGCGGGCGACGTTGCGCGAGAGCGCTTCTGCCGCGGAGGGATGAAGTCGCGGTCCTCCAGCGCGGCGCGGAACGCCTTGCGGGCGTCGGCGCCGGAGAGGCCCTTCGTGACGCGCTTGTAGATGGCCGCGTACTCGCGCACGTCGGCGGGCGGCTCGTACTTGCCGAAGACCGGGACCGGGTGGCATCGACAGTGGTCATGGACCTTGATCGAGTAGCCGCCGCCCTCGAAGCGCGAGTTCGAGGCGTCGAACGAGTGCTTCTTGTAGACCGCGCCGCGGAGGGCGAGCATCGTGCAGAACGAGCACGCCCCGGGCTCCAGCCCGCGGGCCCAGCCCTTCGCCTCACGGTCGGCGAGCGTCGCGCCGATGATGGTCGCGCGGCCCGTGTTCAGGACGTGGCGCTCCGCGATGGCGGTCGCCTCGGCCACCACGGCGGCGAGGTCTTCCGGCGTCGGCTCGTCCACGCGGAGGCGCTGGACGGCGCTCTCCAGCCCCCGCGCGACCTGCTCCATAGGAGGAGGTGGGGCGGGGGCCAGGACGGGCAGAGGAGCGACGACACGCGCTGTCACGCGGGCCATGCGGTAGTAGGCGATGGCCTGCGTCGCGTTCATCTGCCCGTAGCGCTCGATGAGCGCGAGGAGGTCAGCCGTGAGCGCCGGGAGACGGTCGAGAACCTCGTCCGGCGACAGGCCCGCGAAGACCTCGGCCACGACCGGGCCGAGGAGCATCGCTACGTGAGCCTGCGCCGCCTCGTAGGCGAGTTCAGGCGTCGCCGCCGTCGGGCTTGCCGCCGCCGTCGGGGCCAGCGTCGCGGTTGCTGCCATCGCTGCCTCCGTTCGGGTTCTGCGGGTTCTGCGTCGCCGTCATGGCCGCGCGGAGCATCTGCTCGCCCTGCCATGCCACGCGGTCCTGCTCCAGCCGGAGCCGCTCGACGGGCGAGTAGCCGAGGCGCTTCAGCACCACGTCGGAGTTCGGCGGGACCGCCTCGGCGGCGACCTGCTTCGAGATGGAGTCCGACGCCTGCGAGGCGTTGAACATCTCCGGGGCCAGCCAGTCCACGGACAGGCGCTCGGCGCCCGTCGGGAGGTCGAGGCCAGGGCGAGAGAGGCGGAGCGCGAGGTGCGCGACCTTGCGGAGGTCCGGCGTGAAGCGAGCCATGTCGAGGCGCGCTCGCCGGTCGAGGCGACCCTCGGCGACCTGCCCGCCCTCGGCGGAGACCGGGTTGCCCTCCGTGTAGAGGCCGAGGTACTGCGGCGGGAGAGCGAGTTCGCCCGACGCCTGCGCGCCATACATCTCCACGACCTTCGTGTAAACGCTCGGGTCGTACGCCTGCATCTGCTTGATGTCCGGGAGGTTCCCGTCCTCGTCGCGCTCCAGCGCGAGGACCGCGTGGAGGTAGACCTCCCACGCCGTCTTCCGCGAGCCGTCCGGGTTGATGAAGTCGCTCTCGGCGGCGCCGAGGATGGCCTTCTGCGGGACGGAGTAGAACTCGCGAGCGACCTCCAGCCCGAGGAGCGTCCGAGACGCACCTTGGATGATGGCGCGGAGTGCGGGCGTGATGGCCGAGCGGCCCTGCCGAGCGCCGGAGAGCGGCGCGTGCGCGAGGCGCACCACGGGCACCACGTCGAGGTCGTGAGGCTCCCGGGCGTCGAGGTGCCACTCGGAGCCGTCCTGCCCGTCGTGCGACATGCGGAGCGTCTTCCGGGGCATCTGGAGGACGGCCTTCGTGGACTTGCCCTCGGAGTAGACCGTGAGGACGTGACGCGGCGAGCGCGTCCGCACGTCCCACTCGACCGCCGTGTTCATCGGCGAATCCGCCGTGATGAGAGGCATCTCCGGGTCGTCGCCCGTGCCGACCGTGATGTAGCCGCGCCCGAGCGAGTAGGCGTCCGTGAGCGCCATCGAGAGTTCAGCCTCGAAGCCGTTCGTGTCCATGATGGAGGCGAGCGTGTCGTCGGCCTCGGTCTGTCCGGCGAAGCGGAAGGACTCGAAGCGCATCCGCTCGACCCGCGGGTCCACGGCGAGACCGCCCCAACCGAGCACGGTGTTGATGAACTCCAGAGACTCCGGGATGGAGATGCGGAGGTTCCTCACGACGTACTCGCCGAGGTAGTACGCCTCGGAGAGTTGCAGGTCGGCGAGGGAGTCCTCGCGCGCCGTGCGGAGGCGCTCGAAGACCTCCCGCTCGTCCTCGTGGAGAACGGTGTCCGGGAGCATCGGCGATGCCGGGACGTTGTAGGGCGCGAGGGCGCCGACGGTACTCACGAGAGCGCCTCCTAGGCGGTCAGAGCGCGACCACGCGCCCTCGTGAGGCGCCGGTCTTCGCGTGCTTGTTGTTGTAGAGGCGCCAGAGCATCCGGGCGCCGACGGCGGAGACCGCGAGGTCGATCTTCCGAGCGCTCTCGCGGTGTTCCTTCATGAGGCCGATGCCGTACTTCCCGGGCGCGCGGCGCGCGTTCTTCACGTGCGCGCGGAGGGCTCGGGAGGCGTCGTGGGCCAGGACTCCGGCGTCCACGTCCTCCACGAATCGCTCTGCGGCGGCGGTGAACTCGGCCTGCCTCGTCGGCGAGCGCATGTCCCAATTCACGGAGTGCTGCTTGTCGCCGGTCTTCGTGGCCCACAACTTCAAGCGGCGCTTGTAGAGGCGGTGCCACTCGTCCACGAGGGCCTCCCAATAGCGCTCGCCGCTCTCGTCGTCGCGGGTGTCCGACGGGTCAGCGAAGAACGCGACCGGGCGGTAGACCTCGAAGACCTCGGCGACGCGGGCGTTTACACTCTGCCGGTCCACGCGCCACGGGCCCATCGTCTTCTCGTCGTAGCCCGGAGGCTTCTGCCAGACGCCGAGTTGGAAGACCTTCCCGTCCTTCGCGCGGCACGCGACGAGCGCGGTCGCGTCGTCGGACTTCGAGCCGTCGAAGAACACGAGGATGACCTCGCCCGCGGCGAGTTCCTCGCGCGAGCCCAGGGCGTCGAACTTCTGCGGGTGGACCCATGCGTCCTCCGCCGCGACGATCTGGTTGTACCAGAATCGCCGGGAGCGGCTCGGAGGGTTGCGTCGGTCGGCGATGGACTTCGCGATTCGCTTCACGTTGAGCCACGTCGAATCGCCTCGGACAGAGGCGATCACGTCCGGCGCGGCCTCGATGGTGAGGGGCGCGTTCGGCGGAGCCTCCAGCGAGTCGTAGAGGAGACCGGCGTCCACGGCGCGACCGTCGAGGACGGCCTCGGCCTGCTCGCGGTCACGCTCGGCCACGGAGTCGTGCCCGGGCTCGTAGGCGTTCGTGATGCGGAGGGAGCGCGCGGCGCCGCCCTCGGACTTCGAGGCGTTTCGCTCGATCACGTCGGCCATCTCGTGGCCCGAGTTGTTCGAGAGCCAGTGGTGCGTCTCGTTCAGGAGGACGAACGAGGCGCGGGCGCCTTCGAGCGTCGTCGGCGACGAGGTGACCGCCTGCATGAGGGCCTGACCGTGGAGACCGTGGACCGTTTCCTTCTGGACCACGAGGTCGAAGTCGCGCTTCGCGGCGTCCGTGATGAGGCGCGGGAGGAGACGCATGGTGTTCTTCGTCTGCTCCAGCGAGACGGCGGCGACTTGGACCCACGGCTCGGCGGCGGGAGTGCCGACCGGGTGGCCGTTCACCATGTCGCCGACGCGGCACGGGCCCGCGAGTTCAAAGGTCGCGATGCCTGCGCCGAGAGGGTCTTTGCCGTGGCCCTTCAGGCGTTGGAACACGCCGTCCGAGTAGAGGAACTCGCCCTCCTCGTTCACGGCGTACCAGTGCAGGAGGAAGCGGGCTTGCTCGTCGGTCCAGACCCACGGCTTCTCGCGGGTCTTCTGGAGGTAGGCGCCGGTCCAGGCGAGCATCTGCCAGCCGAGCGTCCGCTCGGGCAGGAGCCAGTAGTCGCCGTCCTGCTGCCACGTCGGGCCGAGGAAGACGGGCGGGTAGGGAAGTTCGGGGCGCTCGACCTTCGCCGTGAGGCGGTCGCGGTAGAACTCCTCCGCGGCCTCCATCTCGGCGAGGACGGCGGCGTCGATGGCGGTCGTCATGACCGCGAGAGAGCGCGCCATCACTTCGCCCAACGGGCGGCGGCTGCCTTCCGAGCGGCGTCGCCGGGGTCAGCGCCAGCGGAGGCCGGGGCGACCTCCTCGGGGAGGCGGAGTTGCTTCAGGAGCGCGGCCCGCGCGGCGCGGTACGTGCGGAGTTCGGCGACGAGCGGGTGGATAACCGCCTGTCCCATCGAGCCCTTCGCCGTCATCGGGCGGTCCATGTCGGCCCACGCCTGCGCGAGGGCGTCGATCATGTCCGAGGTCCGGGCGGCGTCTTCGAGGACGGCGAACTCGTCGGGGCGGAGCACGTACGGGGCGGGCGCGTCGTCCTCGCCAGCGATGGCGGTCCAGAGTTCGCGGCCCGCGGCGCCGAGGTCGGCGGGCATCTTGCGACGGGGAGCGTCGGGCATGTCGGCCTCCTCTGCGGGGTCGTCGGCGACCGCCCTCCCACGAGCCCCGATGCCTGCCTCGGGTGCCTCTACGAGTGCCGGGTGCGTCGCTGCGCGTTCTGCCGTGGTCCGGTCGGGCGGTCTGAAAAAAACGGGCGAAAGTCATGCACGCATGGCGAGGTGCTATAGGCACCGCGCCAGTGAGGGGCCGGG